ACTGATGGTGAAACTGCTGGTATCTATAACGATGAAGATAACCAGTGGCATATGCTATTCACGGAAACTGGCGGCACAGCAATGTATCACAACGCAGCCGTTAAACTCGCTACTGCTTCTAATGGTATTGACGTTACTGGTGATGTTGGTTGTTCTACAGTCAATGGCGGTGTGCCTTCCACTTCTGCTAGTGCCGTTGGTTCTGTTGGTACTTATGCTTGGCTGGGTGGCAGCAGCACTGCAAGCACTTTTTATTTTACCGCTGGCGACACATACGCAGGCTCTGGGCTTAGATACGCAGGCACGGCATCAACCGCCACATATTCCGACAACACAGCAGCCAGAATAGGCTACAGTGGCACTCCAGCGGGAACGTGGAGGGCGATGGGTGGCGTTGGCTCTATTGGTCGTTACAACACAACTCTTTTCCTGAGGATTTCATAATGACAAACTACCGCAACGCAAAATACGTCACGGAAACTGTCATTGACTGTGAGATCGAACACGAAACCTTTGGCTGGATTCCCTACACCTTAGACCCTACTGACACCGACATGACGATCAACAACGACGATCTTCTGGCTGCTATGGAAGCCGCTGGTGATGTCGAAGCATACATCCCGCCAACTCAAGCTGAACTGGACGCAGCCCTGTCTGACCAGCTTCGCATGGAGCGTGACGCCCTGTTGGCTAAATTAGACGCATTCGTCGGTAACCCACTGCGCTGGGCTACACTCTCAGCAGAACAGCAGGACGCTTGGGCAGGCTACCGTCAGGCGCTTCTTGATGTGCCACAACAGGCTGGATTCCCTAATGATGTCGTGTGGCCTGTTAAGCCTGAATAAGGATACTTAGATGTTAGGCTTTAGCACATTTGCACAAACACCTTTTGCACAGTCTACTGTTTCCAATAAAGCCAATGGTTTTGCAGGAAGCGTTAGTGCAATTATGTATGCTGATACTATTACATATGATGCTAAAGCTGTATACTTACTGCCCAGCACAAACTCTTCTATCCAAGTAAACAACTTCTTAGACGTAGATGCTAAAGCTAACATAGAACTGACTAACCTACTTGCTACTCTAGAAGTAAACACCTTCTTTGACGTAGATGCTAAGGCTAACGTAGTACCAACGCCTGTAGTAGCCTCTATCATTGCTAATGCCTTTGCTGATGTAGATGCTAAAGCTAATATAACTATAGGCAGTATTAATTCTGATATAGATGTATCTGACATTGACTTTAGTGCAGATGCGAATATAACTAACCCTAGTGTTGTATCTAATATAGATATACAAGAGTTAGCATCTGTAACAGGCCTGGCTCATATTACTCCTACATCTGTTACCGCTATATTTGAGCTAGACCTAGCTCCTCCTGTAGCGATTAACTTCCCGTATGACCCAGAAGCATATGACAGAAACCGTGTCATCTACCTCGTATCATATGATAATAATACTACATCCTACGTAGTATCTCAAAACAACACTGTACACATAGTAGGGCGAGATATGGATAACACTGTCTATATCAACCCTGAAGACTATACAGTACGCCTGATAAAACAAAGCGGCAGTAATACCGTATACATTGCAGCATAAGGACTTATTATGTCTTACAAGTGGCCCGACAAAGATAAAGACGAGATTATTGACTACAGCGTAGACTGGTCACGCTTTATAGGTTCTGACTTGGTAGCTGCTGCTACTTGGTTCATTGATGATGCAGATGGTGTAAAGACACAAGTGTCAGATGCTTCATTAGTACATGGCCTACAGTTTGTACAAGGGACCATTACTGGTGCTGTAGCTACTGCAAGGTTCTCTCTTGGTACTAACAATGTACGTTATACCATCACATGTAGAGTTACTACGAGTGGCGGCTTGCAGTATGAGCGCAGTATCTTCCTACGTGTTAAGGAGAAGTAATAATGGCATATAACTTTCTTACATTGGTAAATGATATTAACCGCAGACTAAACGAAGTAGAGCTTACCCCTGCTAACTTTGCTGCAGCTACAGGTTACTACAGCTTTGCAAAAGACTCTGTCAACAATGCCATTAGACATGTACAGCAAGAAGAGTATGAATGGCCATGGAACCATGTAGAGGCCTCAGAGATATTGCTACCAGGTACAGCTAGGTATAGTATTCCTTATGATGCTAAAACTGTTAGTATGAATACATTCCGTATTAAAAGAAATGATAGTCAAAACACTAGCACAACTAAACTAAGAGTATTGGATTACGAAGAATACCTTGACAAGTATGCTGATAGTGAGTATAACTCTACCTCAAGTCTACCACGTTATATAGCTCGTACACCTAGTCGTGAACTGATCTTTTATCCAAAGCCAGATAAAGCTTATGAAGTAATCTATGAGTATTTTACCTCTGGTTTTGATCTAGAAAGCGCACTTGATGTGCCAAACCTCCCAGAGCAATATCGTTATGTGATTACTGATGGTGCTATGTATTATGTCTATCAGTTCCGTGGTGACTTACAAGCAGCACAATTAGCATTACAGAAGTTTACACAAGGCATTAAGCAGCTTAGAAGCTTGCACATTAACCGCACAGAATATCTGCGAGATACAAGAGTTTATTACTAATGGCAACGCAATGGCAGACATTTCCTATTGAGTTTAAAGGTGGTCTCATCTCTAATCTCAGTTCGTTGCAGCATGGTACTAATGCTATTGGCTCTGCTACGATCTTGCAGAACTTTGAAGTAACTAAAGAAGGTGGTTACTCTAAGATTAAGGGTTACGAGAAGTATGACCCTAATGTTGTGCCTGGATCTGGTCCTGTCTTAGGTGTTAAAGTAGTCAATGCTGGTGAGCTTATTGCAGTCCGCAGTGACGGTGTAAGCAGCAAGATATACAGAAGCTCTGGCACTGGTTGGACTCTAAAAGGTACTTCTGCATTTAATGGAGCTAAAGCCCGTTTCACAGAGTTAAACTTTGGCGCTGGGCATAAAGTAATTGTAGTAGATAGTACAAACTACCCCGCTGTATATGACGATGCTTCTGACACCATTACATATATTACTAATAATGACGTACAAGGTGCAAGCTTTGTAGCTCTATTTAAGACTACAACTTTCTATGCAAAAGGTACTGATCTATACTTTACTGCACCTTCTAGCTTTGATGACTTTAGTCCTGCAAACGGTGGTGGAGTTATTAACATTGGTCATGCCATTACAGGCTTAGCAACCTTCCGTGATCAACTTATTGTATTTAGCCGTAATAGCATTAAACGCATTACAGGTAATAGTGTAGCAGACTATCAAGTTGCACCTATCACAGATCGTATTGGGTGTATTGACTCTGATACTATTCAAGAAGTAGGCGGCGACATTATGTATGTTGCACCTGATGGCATTAGACTTCTAAGTGCTACAGATCGTATTGGTGACTTTGGACTAGATATTGCTTCTGACGTGATTGCTAAAGATACCAATAACTTTCTTCAATCTACAACTACTTTTAGCAGCCTTGTTTTAAGAGAGAAATCACAGTATCGTATCTTTGCTTATGTAGCATCTGAGCAGAGAGGATCCTCTAAAGGTCTTATCGCTACTAAGACTATTTCTCAGGGTGGGTCAGGTATTCAGTGGTCTACCTCAAAGGGTATTAAAGCATATTGCACTGACAGCAAGTATACCGCAGGGTATGACGAGACTACAGTCTTTGCTAACGATGATGGCTACGTCTATGAGTTAGACACAGGCTCTAACTTTGATGGTGATATCATTGAAGCTATCTATGAGTCTCCTTACATGCCTATTACAGACCCTCAAGTCCGTAAGACATTCTACAAGATGACTCTTTATGCAGAGCCTATGGGTGACATGAATCTAGATATTAACCTTAGTTTTGACTTTGGTACTGCTACCAACACAGGCGTTGTACAACCCCCTACCACATCTGTATCAAGTACAGGTGGCTCTGTGTATATCTTTGGTAGTACTAATGCTGTATTTGGTTCTGCTACTTTTGGTGGTGAGCTAGATAAGGTTTATAATAAGAATGTTATCGGCTCAGGTAAAACCATTGCTATCCGTATTGAAGATAACTCCACGAACCCATCATTTACTCTAGATACATTACTCTTAGAGTTTGCACAAAACGATAGACAATAAGGACGCACCACATGGCTGGTTATACACGTACAGATACAGCGAACAACATTGCCAATGGTAACGTAATTGACGCTGACCTCTTTGATGCAGAATACAACGCTGTCGAAGGCGCTTTCAATGCTACTACTGGTCATAAACATGATGGCACGTCTGGTGAAGGCGCTCCCATCACTAAGGTAGGCCCAGCGCAAGATCTTATTGTGTCATCCACTAAAGTAGAAGCTAAGACAAGTAATACACTTGATCTAGGCTCTAATGCTGTACGCTTCAAAGATGCATACCTGTCAGGCGATCTTGATGTTGACGGCACACTTGATGTAGCTTCTAACGTAGCGATTGGTGGTAACCTTACTGTTACTGGTGCAGCTACAATCAATGGCAACCTCACATTTGGTGATTCTGCAGCAGATAGCGTTGCATTTGGTGCTGACATTAACAGTAGCATTATCCCTAACGTAGATGACTTATATGACTTAGGTGCTGCTACAAAAGAGTGGAGAAACCTCTACGTTGATGGTACTGCTAATATTGACACTATTGTAGCTACCGCTATTACATCTGTTACAACATCTGCTACTACATTTACAGGTAACTTGATTGGTAATACAGCAGGGACACATACTGGTCCTGTGTCTGGTTACGTAACAGGTAATGTATCCTCTTTGAGTAACCACACTACATCTATTCTTACTGAGGGTGATAATCTTTATTACACAAACGCCAGAGCTAGATCTGCTATTGGTGTAACAGACGCTGGTGGTGACGGTAGCTTGGCATATTCAAGCGCCACTGGTAACATCACTTACACTGGACCCTCTGCTACAGAAGTAAGAAATCACTTTAGTGCAGGTACTGGTGTAGGTATTGCTGGTGGTGTTGTCTCTATTGGACAGCCCGTAGGTACTACATCAAATGTTGTATTTAACAACGTAACTGCTTCTGGTAATGCTGTTATTAATGGCAACCTTACAGTATCTGGTACAACTACTACTATCAATACTGAGACTGTAAACATTGCTGATAACCAGATTGTACTCAACTCTAACTTTACAGGTGCAACGCCTACTCAGAATGGTGGTATTGAGATTGAGCGTGGCACACAGCCAAACAAGACATTTGTATGGGATGAGACTACTGATAAGTGGACTGTAGGTAGTGAGGCTCTTGTAGCTGGCAGCTTCCAAGGACCACTAACAGGTAATGCTTCTACAGCAACTGCACTACAAACAGCACGTACTATTAGTCTTGCTGGTGGTGTATCTGGCTCTGTATCATTCAATGGTACATCTAACGTAAGCATCACTGCTGTAGTAGCAGACGATAGCCACAACCACGTTATCAGTAACATTGATGGGTTGCAGACAGAAATTGATACTAAAGCTGAAAAAGCTGGCTCTACTGCACAGGCCTTCTCAGCATCTACACTAAATGCTACATCTGTAGATCTTGGTGATTGGGTTATCTACCAAAGTGGTACTAGCTTAAAGTTTAGCTATGCTGGTACAGATAGATTCTCCCTATCTTCTGGTGGTGCCTTGGTTGTTGAGAACAACGTAACGGCATATGGTGCAGCATAATGGCTTTACAGTCTTCAGGTTTAATTACCTTAGCACAGATACAAGCAGAGTTTGGTGGGTCTAACCCTATCAGCCTCTCTGAGTATTACCGCAATGGTGCTTATGTGACAAGTAATAATACCAGTGTACCAACAAGTGGCGCTATCAGTGTATCTAACTTTTATGGTGCAGTTAAAGCTATTACAGTCACGTATCAGCTAATCGGTGCTGGTGGCGCTGGCGGTCATGGTAACTGGAATAGTTACGCTACCACAAGAGCGCCTTCTGGTGGCTCATCTAGCGTAACAAGTGCAGCCATCACTAACATTACAGCGGCAGGTGGCTTGGGTGGGCTTGATGCTTATTCGAACCCCGGTATATACCCCGATGAAGACAGAGATGGTGTTGGGACTGTATATGGTGCTGGTGGCATTGCTGGTCCTTCATACGCATCAGAGACTTATAGCCCTGGTGGTAATGCCCCAGCAGGGTCTTACGGCGCAGGTGGCGGCGGCGCAGGTGGCGACAGGGCAAGCACATTTGACTCATCTGGTGGTGCTGGCGGTGGTGGTTTGGCTGGTACATACCTGACAGGCACATGGCTTCTCGTACCTGGTACTCAGCTCTCTGTCAGCATTGGCTCTAAAGGTCTTGATGACGGCAACGGACAATCCCCTGGTGGTGCAGGTGCAAATGGTTTTGCTCGTTTTAGCAAGAATGGTGGTGCTTGGACTAACTTCACATCTAATGGTACATATACGGTATAATTAAATGACATACTCACTAGGTAATAAAAGTTTACAAATGCTAGAAGGTGTACACCCTGACCTTGTAGCTGTAGTTAAACTAGCCATCACTCTTACAGAGCAAGACTTCTCTGTAGGTGAGGGGCTTAGATCAGTAGAACGCCAGAAGACACTCGTAGCTGCTGGTAAGTCTACAACAATGAACAGCAGACACATTACTGGACATGCTGTAGACCTCTTTCCGTATCCTGTGTCGTGGGACTGGAAGTACTTTCACCCTATTGCAGATGCTATGAAGCAAGCAGCCCAAACACTAAACATCGACTTGCAATGGGGTGGTGACTGGAAGTCTTTCCCTGATGGCCCACATTTTCAACTCTCACGGAAAGCTTACCCAAAATGACCACAGAGCCTTGGCACCTATCTAAATCCGTACCTGCAACCTTGGTCTTTGCTATTGCGATGCAGACCATTGCACTCATCTGGTTTGTAGCTTCTATGAATAATGCAGTAGAGTCCAACAAGGTTAGCATCGTTAAACTTGAGGCTAGACAAGAAACACTATCTACTATGGTACAGCAGCAAGCTGTGACTTCTGCTCGTATGGACGAGAATATCAAAGCTATCCGTACTGCTGTAGAGGCTATGGCTGGAAGATGAAACCTAAGACGTACAAACGTGAAGTAGCTATACTCTTGTTTGTTTGGCTTGCCTACCTTGTGGAAACTAAAGATGTTAAAATCATTGAGATCTTGGTCTGGCCTGTCTTTACGTTTAGTGCTTTGGCTTTCGGTATGGATTGGTTTGGTAAGTCTGGCGGGGTGCGGGGTCAGCCCACTGAGCCTACTGACGGGCGGCGGGACTAACGTAGCTGCAAACACGCAGTTAGGTAAAGAGAATAACCAGACTGTCGGAGTAGTTAGTAACACTAGACCACAGATGCGGATAGAAGCCCCTGTAGATACTGTAATACAGGATACGAGTACTAACACAGAAGTAGACCCGCTCATGTTGCTTCTACTAATTGCAGGGTGGTTAGCGCCTAGCCCTGGTGAGATAGGCAGAAGTTTTATTGGATTATTTCGTAGAAGGTCTTGACTGCTATTGCTTTATATGCAGCTAAGTGATATAACTACCACTATAACCCCTCCCCAACACATAGATATATAACTGCAGCTATTTACTTGAGGCTGGGTAATAACAAGGACTATTATAATGGCTAAACGATTTGGTGGCTTTACACCTGAACAGATGGGAAAGATTGTCCCAGAAATGCAAGGTATGCAAGCTGATGAGCAAGCTAAGTTCTTAGCCTCTCAGCCTGGTGCTGCTGCTCGTGTAGGCAAGATGAGTGAATTAGCTGAGAAGCGAATTAATATGGCTTATGGTGGTTATGTAAAGGGTTATGCTGCTGGGGGCATGGCTACTGATCTAGATACAGCACAGCAGTCTTATGCTGACGCCGAAACAGCACTACAAGCTGCAAGAGATGCTCAGGCAGCAAACCCTGAAGACACAACACTACAAGATGCGCTTACTTCTGCAGAGGCTAATGTTAATCTAGCCCAAGAGGGTATGACTTCTGCTGAAGCTGCATTTAAAGCTACTGAAGTACCAACCAGTGCAGAGCTAGTCTCTGGTGCTATCAATGATCCTACATCTATGACAACTAAAACAGATGTAGAGCTAAACGAAGTAACAGATGAACAGCTTATTGATCCCGCTACTGGTCAGCTTAAAGACCCTGCACCTACGGTGAGTGGTACTACTGCCGAGACCGCTGCTGATGTCCAAGCACCTACAGACGTTACTGCGGAAGCTGTAAGTACTACACTCTCTACACCTGCTGTGTCTGAAGCACTAGACAGCTTAGAAGCTGCCAAAGGTACTGTATCTGAAGATGCTACTGTAGATGCGGCTACTATGTCTCCACAAGATCTTGCACAACTAG